TTATGGTGTAGATGAGCGCCAAAGTTGTTGGGTAGTGTCTAAGACATCATTTTCGCTTGCCATATCTTTGTTATCAACAAAACCATCAAATACATAAGTGATTTCGCCTTTCTCTTCGGAATAGATAAATTTGACTTTTGCGATGTTAGCTCCGTTTTTACCTATTGGGATTCTCAGTGTTGTTTTAAGAACGCCTTTGGAATTAATTTTTCCGTTAAATTCATAATGTGATTCGTCAACGTTGATCGATAGGGTTCCATATACATTAGATAGCCCATCAGACTTGTTTAGCTCCAATGTGTAATGGGCTTTTGGTTTTCCAAGAATATCACCCTCGTTGTGCCATTTTGTTTGGGTAAACAGTTCAAGGAGTTCTTTTCGTCTCTCTTTTTGTTTAGCTCTATAATCCCGTACATAAGGTAAACCAAAAGCAGCACAGGAGATTATAAAACTAAGAGTTGCAACAGCATCCGAATAGATCATTTTTTATATTCCAGTGGGTTAAGTTGCACTGCTTCCACTAAGTGGCTAGGTGCAAAGTGTGCATAGCGCATTGTCATTTTGATGTCGGTATGACCAAGGATTTCTTTCAGTACAAGTATATTTCCACCGTTCATCATAAAATGACTGGCAAAAGTGTGACGTAATACATGAGAAAGCTGGCCGTCTGGTAGATTTAGTTCAGCGCGTTCTACAGCTTTACGAAAGGCTGAGTAACAGGATTTAAAGTACCTCCCTGGTTTCTCAGGTTTTGGTAGTGAATCATAAAAAGATTTACTGATCGGTACTGTCCTGTTTCGGTTACCCTTGGTTTTGAAAAAACTGACCTTTAGGTTTCTGATTTGTTTTGTTGTTACAGACTCAGCTTCATCCCAGCGTGCGCCAGTTACAAGGCAAAAACAGGCAACCCAGTAGGTACTGTCATTTCGGCTTTTCAAACATTCATCTAGTAGCCGTGTAATCTCATCATTTTCGAGGTATGCAAGTTCGGCTTCCTCTGATTTAAAAGGACGGACGTTAATTAGTGGGTTTTCAAGTTTCCAGTGCCCCAGGCGCTTCAATTCGTTAAATACCGCGCGGAAATAGGCCAGCTCAAGATTCATTGTTCTGGGGGAAACATGTTTAACTCGAGATGTACGTGATATTTCACCAGATAGGCGTTTTTTCCGATACAGGGAAAACATGGTTGCATTGAACTCATGAGCGAGGGGATCACCCATGCTTTCACAGGCAAATTCCATTGTGGATTTGCGCTTTTCACCATCGTCCAGCGTAACACCGTGTTCATCAAACCATTGGGTTACAAGGTCGCGAAGTTTGCGACGATCCTCTTTTCCGTCTAGCCAAGGTTTTACATGGACGTTTTCCATAATGTGGTTTTGGTAGGCTAGCGCTTCGCCTTTGGTGGAAAACGTCTTGCGGATGCGTTTGCTGGCTTTTCCTTGGGGTTTTCCTTCTGGGTAAAAGTCCAGCAACCATTTCCCGTCCGGCTGTTTTCTGATTCCCATTATGCGTTTGTTATCGTCATTACCACGCGGCCTATAATTTCGATATCTTCCAGTCCGCAGTCAAAAGCCATGCCGACACCGCTTACGCGAACCTTTTTTACCGGGATGCGCGTCAGTGTCCTGATGCTAGATTTACCTTCAACGTTAACCAGCCATTCCCCATCAAATACTTCAGCGAATTTCTGGTCGAGAATGTATTGCGCCTTTTCATCCTGTACACAGATTGGATCTGAGGGGAGTGGAGTTCCTGCTCTGAAAAACACCTTGTCAAACATTACGTAGCCAGAGTCATAAAGTTTTCCATCAACCAGTTTTTTGCGGGGAAACTTCATTATGTCCAGTTGGTCGTCTTCAAACTTTTTGCCTTCTCCAGTGGCTAGCCACTCAAGAGAAACACCAGTATCAGCTACGCAGCGAGCAGCCATATCAGCCGGGAATCCCCCTCTGCGATATCTACCTGAGAGAGTGCTGGCCGCCATATCAAAATGCTGAGCCAACATTAACTTTGAAGTAAATCCGTAGGCTTCAATCATCCGATCCAACACAGGGGTGCTATCCCCTTCAAAATCAATTTTGAACATAGTCACTCCGCATTGCCATGCTCATTTTGAAAAGCAATGATTGACACTTTTCAAAATGAAAAGTAGGCTTGCCTTGTAGTTTTTCATTTTGCGAATGTTATTGAATGTTGCTGCATTCAACTGAACGAAGGAGTTTGCCTTATGCGTCCTAACATTACAATCACCATCCCAACGCCCTACCTGCCTTTAAAGGAATACTGCCGCCTCACAGGAACCCCTGAGGGAACTGCACGCGATATGGTTCGCGATGGTCGCTTGCCAATTCGGGGTAAGAAAGATGCACCTATGAGCGGTGTGCATATCAACATGGCAGCCCTGACAGTTCAGGCATTAAGCGAATGCAATATTTCGCTTAATGCGTAATCCATCCTACGGATTCGGGGAATGCGAACAATGTTTGATTACCAGACCTCCAAACATGCGCACTTTGATGCGGCTTGCCGAGTATTTGCGATTGAGCACAACCTGGAAGATGTGGCCGCTGCCATTGGTATGAGGCCGCAGATCCTGCGCAACAAATTGAACCCAGCGCAACCGCACCGTTTAACCTGTGACGAGCTATTAGCTATTACGGATTACACCGAAGATGCGCGTTTACTGGATGGGATGCTGGGGCAGATTAACTGCCTTCCATCTGTGCCAGTGAACAATGCCACAGAAGGCAACATGCAGCTGTGTGCACTGAGTGCCACAGCCAGTGTGGGCGCAATTGCTGGGGAAGCCGTATCTACTGGTCATATGACCGCCGCCCGCCGTACACAAATTCTGGATCGCGCTCGCGATGCAATCCGTAGCTTATCCGTGCTGGCTTATACCGTTGAAAGCCGTATCCAGTCTGCGCCCGTTCTGGCCGCTGCGGTGGATCTGGTGACGGCTAACGCCACCGGCTTGATGTGAGGGAGCACCATGAAAGCGTTTGTTACTTACCTGAAAAAAGAATCACCAGCCATGCAACGGCCAAGCGGTTCAACGGGCTGGATAGAACTGCCGAACGGTCAGCGCTGGAACCCTGGCCACACGTATAAATTCAATGCGCATGAGTCAGTTCGAATGAAAGGTGGGGTGGTTTTACGTTTCTTGTCGACAAAAGTCCGTCGCCTGGTTGGGTGTATAGGAGGACGCTATGGCGATTAGCCAGGAACAACAAAAGCGTGGACTGGAATATTTAAAACAGATCCGCCGCAAATACTTCAGCGAAAGCAGCGAGGCCGCTGAATGGTGGGACAACCTGACACCGGAGTGGCGCGGTGTGGTGCTTCATGCCGCTGCGGTTACTTCTGGCGCCGGGGCATTTAAAGCTCACTTAAGCAAGTTCTGCTGGCGTGAGCTTTATGAACGCCTGGGCTATCGGGACATGATTTTGTTGCGCCAAGGCATTTCACGGGCGCGGCTAACGTTTGAAGGTTTCGGCAGTTTACGTGACAGCGATTTTTCGAAGCGCACCGCGAACCGTCCGATCAAAAAGGTACATCCAATTTATAGCAGTAGCGGGGTGCAGATGGTTATCGCGCCTCATATCGTCCATAAGTTGCAGCAGCAGGGGAATCACTGATGACCATTATTTCTGTTGAAGGTAAATCGTTAGGGGCTGAATTGGCCGCGTGGGGAGTTCCTCATAATTACGCTGTGGCTTTTGCTGAGAAAAGCACCAGTAAAAATGGCCGTATCGCTTTGCATCCTTTCTTCTTCAATGACACCGAACACATGACTAATCCGCGTCACTGGCTGGCGATAAATGCCGCTTTCTGGTGCTGCGTGTACCGCGAGGCAGAGAGCAAAGAAGCACAGATTGAAGCGCTGGCCGGAATCCGCGCGATTTTCTATACAGCTGGGGCGCTGGGTGTTGGTGAGATTAAAGCACTGATTCAGGAGTGGTGGCGGACAACGTACGAGCTGCACCTTATTCCAGCGCCGAACTATTCAGCCGTCACTGTACAACCCACTTTTCACTAATTAACTGCCTGAATATTTTGGCCGCGGTTCAAGTGGCCGGGGATTCTTTTGCCTTAAGGAAACTAAAATGCACATGACACATCAGGATTTACCCACAACAAAATCAGGTACTGACCTTTTGGCCATGCTCACCAAAGCTACGCAGGAAGGTAAAGCCGCAGCTGCTGATCTATGTTCCACCCGTCTGGATAAGCTGGCCACCCACGCAGCCAATGAAGGTTTAAGCGCAACGGAAATCGTTGAGTTAATCCGCGAAGAAGCTGCGGCGATTTGCAGCAAAGGCGGTGCCGCATGGCAGTAAAAATTCATACGGTAAAAATCGCGCCCAAGTACCTTAACGCAGTAGTCGCTGGCCAGAAAAAAGCAGAACTGCGTAAGAATGATCGTAACTATAAAACCGGTGATGTTCTTTCGCTGTGTGAGTGGAAGCACGGGAAATACACCGGGCGAGAGTGGGCGGCAGTTATTACCCATGTTTTGCCGGTGAATGAAATCATTGCCAATACGGATAACTGGGTAGTGTTGTCTGTTCGGCCATTGTCACCCCTTGAAGTGCTGGAATACATCATTTCTAACGGTGTATCAGAATTGCTTTTAAGTGGGGTTGAATATGGCCGTTAAAACTCCGCTTAAGTGGGTGGGCAGCAAAGCCCGCCTTATGCCACAGTTGCTTCCCCATCTGCCGGAGGGTAAGCGCCTGATAGAACCTTTCGCCGGTTCCTGTGCTGTCATGATGAATACGGATTATGACGAGTACCTGATCGCTGATGTGAATCCTGATCTAGTAAACCTGTATAAGACGATGGCTTATCACACCGACGCGTTGCTTATTGAGCTGGAGGCTTTATTTTCTGCCGGTTCAGTAGGCGATGAAGAAAACCGAGCAATTTTCTATTACGCGGTACGTGATGCCTTCAACCAGTCCGGCAAATCCTTTGGTTCTGAATCTGTGGAAGCTGCGGCGCGTTTTCTTTATCTGAACCGTCACTGCTTCAATGGCCTGTGCCGATACAATCGCCGTGGCCAGTTCAATGTTCCGTTTGGTAAGTACAAAAAAACCTACTTTCCTGCTGATGAAATCCGTGCTTTTGCTGAAAAAGCGAAACGCGCAACGTTCATTACTGCCCACTATTCAGAAACGCTTGATTTGGTAAGGGACGGGCATGACGTTGTTTATTGTGATCCGCCTTACCTGACTGATACCGACAATTTCACCGCTTACCATGAGCGTGGTTTTTCGCACATGGATCAGGGACGGCTGGCGCGTAAGCTGCGACGCCTGACTGAGCGTGGGATTAAGGTTGTCGCGTCAAACAGCGATCTGGAAATGGTGCATTACCTGTATGCAGGATTTGACGCTGTGCGGGTAAATGCGCCACGCAGTGTGGGTGCAGCAGCTGCAAGCCAGAAAGTTGCCGCAGAGCTGATTCTTAAGTCACCTGCTAACCCGGCCATCGACGTTCGGGCGGTGGTGGCATGATGGTGGAAATTATCACCGGCATTTATGCCTTGTTTGCCTGTATCACTTTCGCTTTTCTCTTGTGGGACGAATGTCAGGACGAATTTGATTACGATGCTGAGGACTTAGGGTTAATCACTCTGAGTGCGGTTTTCTGGCTACCGCTGGTAGGGGCCGTTCTTGTGGCCTTTCTGATTGATTTCTGGCGCAAGTGGGTTAACCGTGGTTGATATGCTGGAGCCTGGCCAACACCACGCCGTCAATGCCTGGCTGCGTGAAACCTTTGCGCCTGGTACCCCTTCCGATGCGACGATCACAGAACGCCGCTTGTGGGCTGTTAACCCACAGGATTATGAATGGCGCTCCCAGTTCCTGCATGAGATACCCGACTGGTTAGCCGGGTATTTCGGCAACCGTTACGAAAAACTGCTGTCTGGTCGTGACGGGCGTCGCCGCGCCAATACATTCCTGCGTAAAACTATCGGTGAGAATGTATTGCCACGTCTGCGCAAAGTGGCTGCACGTTACAAACTGGCCGCTGATGCACTTGATCTTCCTTTTGGTAAGTCGCTGGAGCGACTGCCGTCACTTGACCGCCCGGATCTCAAAAAACTGGCTGGCCAGATATCTGGCTGGATCTCCCAGTCACTTTATGACTTCACCGATCAGTTTGTGGGCAGCACTGACGATGCCGCAGAGCTGCGCCGCCGTACGCTGGAGTCTTACCGCCATTTATGCACATGTTCCCTGATGCTGAACAATCAGCCGCCGTACTGGGCAGAGCATGAAGCTAATGGCGGGCAACTGGAAACGCGTAAGGCTGAATCCGGGATTCTTCGCATGATGGCACCTGAATGGTGGTATCTGCGTCTTAAGCGGGCGCGTGATATGCAGCGTGAGCATATGGCCATTGCCGTAGGGCAGGTACAGAAAGCAGCCAGTGCTTATGTGTCCCGTAAAACCCTGGGTGAATGGATAGACCAGAAAAAGCGGAACCTTGAGTTTTTCAAAAAGTTTGACCTGCTGAATGATGAAGGGCTGCGTATTGCGCTGGACAGCATGGTGCACCGCAGCGTTGCTAATCCGGCGATCCGTCGCTGTGAGCTAATGGTAAGAATGAGAGGATTTGAAGATATGGCCAATGAAGAAGGGCTGGCCGGTGAGTTTTACACCATCACTGCGCCATCGCGATTCCATGCGGTACACAGCAAAGGGGGCTTTGTTTCACAGTGGGATGGCTGCACCCCGCAGGACACCCAGCGCTACTTATGTGGTGTATGGGCGAAAGCCCGCGCCGCTATTTCCCGCGCTGGTATCCATGTTTTTGGTTTTCGTGTGGTAGAGCCTCACCACGATGGGACACCGCACTGGCACATGCTGCTTTTTATGCGTCCTGGTGATGTGGATACCGTGCGCGATATTCTTTGCTATCACGCCAGAATTACCGACTCCGAAGAACTGCAAACGCCAAACGCGCTAAAGGCGCGTTTCCATGTTGAAGCCATCGATCCCGCTAAAGGTTCGGCTACGGGTTACATTGCCAAATACATATCCAAAAACATTGATGGGTTTGCGCTGGATGGTGAGCAGGACGACGAAACAGGGGAGAACCTGCGGGATATGGCCAAGTCCGTTTCTGCATGGGCTTCACGCTGGCGCATTCGCCAGTTTCAGCAGATTGGCGGTGCGCCGGTGACAGTCTGGCGCGAGTTGCGCCGGTTACGTGATCAGGTGCTGACTGACCGCAGAATGGATGCAGTTCTGGCTGCTGCGGATGTTGGGGACTGGGCGGCATACACCCAGGCACAGGGTGGCGCACTGGTTGCCCGTCGTGATCTGGTTGTTCGTCTGGCTTATGAAATCACAGAGCAGGGCAATGAATACGCAGAGGACGTGCAGCGCGTTCAGGGGGTCTATTCTCCATTGGTTCCAGATTCAGCGGTATGTACGCGCCTGGTGAAGTGGCAGAAGGTTGCGAAGTTGGCCGAAGCGCCAGCGGAGGCGGGTTTTTCTGGCGGCAACGCCGCCCCTTGGAGTTCTGTCAATAACTGTACGGAGGGTGGAACCCGCAGACGGTTAAAACTGGAATTGCGCAGCCGGGGGTTTGAAGGTTCTGACGATGAAATAGCCATTCTCATGCGGGGCAGTGGTTTGAGATTTGGCCAGGTGGCATTGATTTACCGTAATGGCCGGTTACAGGAGACGCGAAACGAGCCAATGCACGAGCTGTGGCCGGGGTGGTTGTAGCGGTATAAATCTGTGTAACACATTAATTTGTCAGTAGATGGCAGGAAAATACATTTCACAATTTGTGCTTTACGGTGTACTGTATGTATATACAGTTATATATTGTTTGTGGGGGCTAAATGGATCTTTTGGAAGCGTCGGCACAGCTGGAGCGCATTGAGTTATTGGCCAAAATTGCCCATGTGTACGAAAGTAACCAGAGAGAAAAAACAATCGCTTTGGCCTGGATTGGTGAGATTGCTGGAGAAATGCGGGAGATGGTCAGAACAGAAGCTAAAAACCCCCAGGAAGGGGGCTTATCAGGCGGCGGGAGTCGCTTTCAGTAGGTCTAATGCCATTTGGCGCTGATCGGGTGACAGTGCATTCAGTATTTTCTGCACCATTGCATCACCCGTTTTCGCGCTGGGACTGAGAGTGTGGGAGAACGTCAGATTCATCACAAACGTATGGCCACACTCAACATCTGAACAAGCGCAGTAAATATCCGCAATCTGCCGGTGCTTCCGGTTTGTTTTACGAATAACAGCCTTTGAGCCGCATTCCGGGCATTCGATTTTCAGAACTCGCATATTCCATGCTCCAGCTGTTAAATGATGCCTGGATTTTAGCCTTTTTCGCCTCATGCCGCATCCTTATCCGTTGATTCTGTGTAACTTAAATCAAAGTTAAGGTGCAGCCTTTCCGGTATTTCGGGATCGTTGTTAACAGCGGTCATAAACCGGCGCTGAATAGGCGCTATCTCGCTTTTCTTGTAAATCCTTTCCGCCTTTTCAACATCCCCCAGGCCAGCGGTGTTCTGCGGGACAATTCCGGCCAGTCCTGCCGGAAAGCGGTGCGCGTTGAGAATGTCCTGCGCACTGATGTTTTTGATGTTGGCAAATTCATCTTTTGCAGAGATATCCCCCATTTCAATAAACTTGATCGCATCCCCATCCCCGCCAGGAATGTTCACCAGAATGGTGGAGAAGTTGCCGATACCTTTGCTGTCACGCAGCTGCTGTTCAATTTCTTCTTCCATTTCATCCGTCATACTGGGATCGCGCGTGTAGAGAATGCCGCCAGTATGGGCGCCGTTGTGGTAGTAGCGGCGGCGAAAAATTACGGCTTCACTGTTAAGCAAAGCCGAGTGTACGCCGCCGATATAGTCGGGCAGCCCGTAAATATGCTGCTGCGGGTCGTACATCTTGATAAAAATGATATCTTCCTGCGGCCATACCTGCGGTTCACCGTCCTGCAATACCACATAATCACCGGGCTGATCGGTGGCTTTATCCCTGACTTTACGGCGGCGAATATACAGGCCGGGTAAAGGTTCCAGGGCAATCACATCCCCCCATCCGTTGCGGATTTTGCCAATCGCAATATCCCCGAAGGTTGTATAGTCAAACGCTGCGGCTTCCAGCTGGTCGTAAGTCAGGCCACCGCCCAGATAATCTGACACAATCATATTTTTCCGGGCATGGATGATGCCGCCGTGCTGACCGTTCAGGTTGATGAGCTGTGCCAGTGCCAGCCGGTCAATCGGCTGGGTAAAGTGATCGGCGGCATTGTCGTACCAGATGTCGCGATAATCCGTGCCGGTGGTCAGTACGGGTTCCGGTTTGCCGAATGTGATGATGCTCATTTTTTGGACTTTTCGCCGCGCGGGTTGCGCTTAACGAAGCGGTTTTTTTTACTCATGCAGCCTCTTTCCTTACACCCCAGCGGGATTTCGGTTTGTTTTCGTAGTTGAGTGGTTCGTTATGCAGGGCGTGGGTAATTGCCCAGAACGCCTCCGCGTGGCCAGTGTCCTGGCTGCGGTCAGCGACAAATGTCATGGCGTTACCGCTTTGCGTGGTGGTGCGGCGTACAGCCATAAAGCTGGCCGGGATCTCTTTCAGGTTCTTGTCCCATTCAATACGCTGACTTTCCACCACGTCCGCCGCTTTCAGTACCAACTGATTTTTCGTGTTCATGTCGTAACGAATGGCGACGGCCACGCGCATGGCAAAATGCTGGATGTTGTCAAAAACACCCTGGCCAATACCGGTAACGTCCACTCCCAGATAGGTGAAGTTGTATTTTTTAAACAGGAGTTCGATCTGTCTGGCCTGATAGCGGAAGTTCATGCCCTTCCAGTTAATAACCTTCAGAACGCGGAATTTCTCTGCGGCATACATCGGCGGGGCAATAATCACAAAACACGACAGATCGCCGCTACGTGCCGGGTCAAAGCCTCCCCATACTGGCCTGTCACCAAATGGCCGCGCAGCGTCCGGGTTGTGATCCTGCCAGGTGTCCACCTCCACACCGCAGGCTTCCAGGTCTGAAAAGCTGAATACGGAATCCTTGCTGTCCACGAACACGCACATATAGAGCATGTTGAAGGTGGCGGTGTTGTAGCGGTTGCGCAGCTTCTCGATGTTGGCCAGGTTGAAGCCGCCCGCAATGGCATCCTCCATTGTGATGACATAGCGCCACTGCCCATCCGGGCAAAGCCGTCCGCCGTTGCGCATTTCATCAAAGGACGGGAACTGTGCGGCCGCGCGTTTTTTGCTGCCCTGTTTCCATTCTTCACCCGTCCAGAACGGATAAGCCTGGTGCGTTTTGGCTGATGGCGTTGAAAAGTAGGTGGTGCGCCATTTGTCATGGGTGGCCATTGCGCTGGCCACTTCGTTAAGCCTGGCGAAGTTAGGCACCCAGAAATATTCGTCACAGTACAGGTGGCCACTGTAGGACTGCGCCGTGTTTTTGTTGGTTGAGAGAAAACGCAGTTCAGCGCCATTGCTGAGGCGGATCGGGTTGCCGGTCAGCGTGATGCCAAAATACTGCTCTGCAATGTTGACGATGTAAGACCGGAAGTATTCCGCCTGGACTTTGGAGGCTGACAGGAAGATTTGCGGATCGCCTGTCATGACCGCGTTTTCAAAGGCTTCAAATGCAAAGTACCAGGTGGCACCGATCTGGCGACTTTTAAGGATGTTCCTGACCTGCTGGCCTATGTTTCTGCGCAGGTGTTTCTGGTATTCAAAAAGATGTTCTTCCGCCCAGGTGTCAAAATCCGCCTGGGTCAGAGAAGAAATATCGTTTTTCCTGTTTTTACGTTTGGGGCGCGGTTCATCGCTGTTGCTGTCCCGCGCAGCTGCCTGCCCGTTACTCTGGCCGCTGGCCATCTTTTCTTTATGCTTATTGCTTTGAGCACGTAGCTTTGTGGCGTGGGCAATCAGCATGTCCATTTCTTTCAGGTCGAGATCGGTTTTCTTATCGCGGCTGGCCAGCAGCTGGTAGCGGCGTTCAATTGCCTCCTCTGTACTTTCAAAGCTGAGTAAATCAGCCCAGCTGTATTTCTCAGCCCAGTAGTAAACGATCCGCGCATTCGGCAGATTTAATTCTGATGCAATTTCTTTTGGCGTATAGCGGCGCAAATAAAGTGCGCGGACAACGCCTTTTAGTTCTTCTGAGTATTTAGCCATGCGGATAATTATGCCGTGGCTGTTATGAAAAAACGGTGGTGTTAATTCGCGTCTGTTCGGTAATACGTGATAACCGAACTGTTCAGAATAAAGCGTGATGCGGTGGTGGTTTTATTTGGCAATAATTGATTTGCAGCGTCGGTGAATAAATCAGGGGGGATATGTCGCATTTAAAAACTGACTGGCTGTGTGTTGCTACCGAGGGGGATACTGTTGACGGCAGAGATATTAAACGTCAGTGGATTATCGATATGGGGGAAACCTATGACTATAACCACTATGTAGCTTTAATCTGGCCAGAACATGAGGATGATTGCGGTAATTTTGGGGAGGTACTGGAAGCCACCTGGCATGATGGCGATGACGGACTGGCGCGACTTTACGTCAGCCTTTGCCCGAATATGCGTCTGATCTTCGCCAACCATGAAGATCAGCTCCTGTTCTTCTCGATTGAACCGGAAGAAAACTGGCGCGGTAGTGGGCGTACATACCTCAAGGGGCTGGCGGTGACAGATACTCCCGCCAGTGTTGGCACCACACGGCTGCGCTTTAGTAGTCGGCGCAAAAAATTATCTAAGCAGGGATATTACAGTTGTGTGATTTCCCGTGATGGAAAAATAAAACAGGAAATTCGAATGAAGAACTGGCAAAAATTGTTTGGTATTAAACCGAAGTTTGAAGATGAAACGCCGCCTGATGATACTGCACAGGGTGATGATAAGTTACAGGCGCTGGCCAACGCGGTAAACGAACTGGAAGGCCGTGTGGCCAAAATTGAAAATCAGCTGAATGATGTTCAGGGTGATGTGGATACCATTGCGGAAGTGGTCGATACCGAAGAATTTGCAGCTATTCGTGATAATGCAAAAGATATCGTTAAACGTTTTAACGATCTGGGTAATAAATCCACCCGTGCACCAGGGCGCAAGATTTCAGAAAAAGCGGGTAAATTTAATTTCCTGTAATACGTTCTGACATTAATTAGTACAAAACATTTTTATTATCGCTTAATCGCGAGGGAGTTTTATGCACCTTAATAATCGTGCACGGGATTTACTGGATAAATATTCGAGTGGTATGGCGCAGCAGTTTGGCGCACGTGATACCAGTCGTTATTTCTCCCTGAATGACCCGCAGGAAAATGCGCTGCGTCTGGCGCTGCTGGAGTCCGTGGAGTTCCTGAACATGATCACCTGTCTGGATGTTGACCAGCTGAGTGGCCAGGTGATTTCTGTCGGTTCTTCCGTGCTGCATACCGGCCGCAGTGAAAATGGCCGCTTTGTTCGTCAGGTTGGTGTGGACGGCAATGATTATTCACTGGTTGAAACGGACAGCTGCGCCGCACTGCGCTGGGATCTGCTTTCGGTCTGGGCAAATGCCGGTAAGGACGAAAACGAGTTTTACAATCTGGTCCAGGCGTTTACCACACAGGCATTTGCGCTGGATATGCTGCGTATTGGTTTCAACGGTAAGAGCCGCGCTAAAACGACGAACCCAACGGATAACCCGAACGGCGAAGATGTCAACATCGGCTGGCATGAGCGTATGAAAACGCTGCTGGGTGGTAATCAGATTATGACCGATCCGGTCGTACTGGATGAAGCCGGGGATTACAAGTCACTGGATGCAATGGCTTCAGACCTGATTAACGCCAAGATTCCGGCACAGTTCCGCAATGACCCGCGTCTGGTAGTTCTGGTCGGTGCCGATCTGGTCGCCGCTGAACAGTACCGACTATATCAGGCCGCAGACCGCCCGACTGAGAAAATTGCGGCGCAGATGCTGGGCAGCACTATTGCTGGCCGTCCTGCTGTTATCCCGCCGTTTATGCCGGGTAAACGTATGGTCGTCACGCCGCTTTCTAATTTGCATATCTACACCCAGCGCAACACCCGCATGCGTAAGGCGGAATTTGTTGAAGACCGTAAGCAGTTCGAAAACAAATACCTGCGCAATGAAGGTTACGCGGTTGAAGTGCCGGAGCTGTACGCGGCCATTGATGAATCCGCTGTGACCATTGGCAAGGTTTCCGAACCAGCAGAGGGCTGATAAATGGCACTTTCTCCCGCGCAGCGTCACAGCCAGCGCATTGCGATGGAACAAAAGCTGAAACGCAGCCAGGCACTGGAAACCACGGAAAGCATGCACCTGCTGATTAAGGCACTGGAAACGGATGTGGAGCATGCCCGTAACCTGCCGACAATCGCGGATCGCGTTGAGTTTAAACGGGATGTGTTGCTGCCGCGCTGGACACCGACTGTGGAAGCCTATCTGGAAAGCGGGCAGGTGTACGCCAACCCGGTATTTGCCTGGTGTGTTATCTGGCTGTTTGACGTGGGTGATCTGGATAAGGCGCTGGACTGGGCTGACATTGCAATCAGCCAGCAGCAGGCAACCCCGGATCGGTTACGCAGTAATTTTCCCACGTTCGTGGCCGATACGATGCTGGCCTGGGCGCAGGAAACATCAGGCGCGGGGAAAGTGTTGAACCGTATTTCTCCCGCACATTTGAGCGTGTCGCCAGTACCTGGCGGCTGCATGAACAGGTCACGGCCAAGTGGTTCAAGTTTGCGGGGCTGGAGCTGCTGCACAGCGAAGATGGCCAGACAACGGCCGCGAGTGTGGATGATATCGAAACGCTGGAGAAAGCCGATCGATTGCTGGCCACGGCAGAAAAATACTATTTAAAAATCGGCGTCAGAACGGCAAGGCAGACGATTGCCGCCCGTATCCGAAAACTGACGCAGGGGTAAAGACTACCGCAAGCCAGGCGGACGCGGTGGAGGGCAGAACACTCCGTGTGTCGCTGTGCCGTGGATACCGGCCAGTCCGCCTTTTTCGGGGGAATTATGTTTAGCGGAAAACCGCTGGATTATCAGGATGAACCGCTGACGAATAACGGGTTCTGGCCGGATCTGAATCTGAAGGACTTTCAGGCGCAGCGGTCACTGCCAGCCGATATTGATGCGGACACCATTAGTCAGGCGTTGCTGGCCGCTGTCGCGGAGGTGAATGCTGAGCTGGAGAACGTGGAGGCCAGCTGGAAAGCAAAAGGCCACACGCTGGCGGCAGATGTTCCGGGCGTAAAGATGGGCGGGCTTAACAGCCTGTGTGCCCAGTACATGAAAGCGGTATTTGCCAGGGCGAAAGCGGATTTACTGGGGGAGTTCGCCACTGTCGGGCGGCGTGAAACCCATCCGGGGCAGGAGAGCATGGAAACCCGCGCCGGGTTACTGGCTGAGGCTTCAGTGGTGATCCGTCGCATGAAGGGGCTTAAACGGGCAACGGTGAAAAAAGTATGAGCCAGACGCAGCTTGAGAGCCTGACCGCATTTTTTCAGCAGAACGTGCCGCCGCGCGCCATGCAGTCATTTGACAGTGTGCTGGATGAAATGAAGTTCATCCCCGCCGCGAAGGATTATGGGCTGGGACAGTACCGCCAGGCGGTGATTCGCTATGACGCGGTAATCAGCTGGCAGCGTTTCCCGTACCGCCTGTGTCCGCCGCAGTTGCTTATGTCGCTGTTGGCTGCGTGGCTGGATGAGGCTGACAGGGAATTACTGGATGAAGTCGGCCTGACTGAAGCTGAACCTGACTGGGATGTGTCAGTGGAAGATGAGGAAACCGCCACCATTGTGCTGACGGTACCCATGGCAGAAGAACTGGTGATCAGGGAGGACGAAAACGGGGCGATCCCGTGGCAGGGGAAACGCTGGTCGCTGGTTAACCCTGAAGTCTGGATAGCGATCACCGCCAATATTTATGGCGTGGATGAAACCGGTGCGCCGGTAGGCGGTAACGAATGATTGCCGGTGGCGAGCTGAATAAAAAACAGCTGGCAGAGTTGCGTAAATCACTGGCCAGCATGGAGCTGCCACCCAAAAAGCGCCAGCGTCTTATCTGGAGGCTGGCTAAATATGGCGTGATTGCCGCCGCAAAACGGCATGTCCGCAACCAGGAAGCGCCGGATGGCCAGAAATGGCCGGGGCGTAAAACGAAGCGCAAAGGGAAGATGCTGCGAAACCTGCCAAAACTGCTGCATATCCGTGAAATGCCAGAAATTCAGGCGGTGCGGATTTATTTGCAGGGCGGTGGCTACCGGAACGGGGAAACACCGGTACCGGCCGGGACAGTCGGATATGCGCAACAAAACGGGATGCGTGTCAGTGTCCGCCGTCGCAGCCAGCCACGGAAGGCTGAGGCCGGAAAAATGGCCACGCCAGCCCAGGCCAAAAAACTGCGGGCGCTGGGGTACCGGGTGTGCACCGGTAAACGCTGGAAAAAGCCCACGCTGGGCGAGTTAACCCAAACGATGCCATACAGCCGGGCGGGGTTACTGATTCGAAAACTCAGCGGTAAGGCGGTGAAAACCAGCTGGACAGTGGATCTTCCTGCCCGTGTCTTTCTGGGCATGAGTGACGATGAATTTGATAACGCGCTGGCGCGTCAGCTTCAGGCCATCGGCTTTGGCTGGGATGTTAAGGCGCAGGATATTAAGGGGAAAGCATGACCTGGCCAAACGTGACCGTGAACCAGGTAAACCAGTTGCTGGGTGAAACCAATGAAGTGGAACGCACGCTGCTGTTTATCGGTACGGGTACCAAAAATGTGGGGAAAACGCTGGCGGTGAATGCCCAGAGTGATTTTGATGCACTGCTGGGAGAAGGGGAAAGCCCGCTGAAAAACGATGTTCTGGCGGCACTGGCAAACGCTGGTCAGAACTGGTGGGCATTTATGCATGTACTGCCCGCAGATGCAGAGGACGATGCCTGGGTGAAAGCGGTTCTGGCCGCGCAGGTGGTGTGTTCGGTGGAAGGGGTGGTGCTGTCCAGTGATGTGACGGCAAAAGCCAGGTGAATCAGGCAGCGACGTTGCGATCCACGCTGATTTCCAAATATGGGCGCTGGGTGTGGTTCATCCTGGCCGTGCAGGGAATGCAGGAAGAAGAAGCCCAGGCGGATTACCTGACCCGTGTGTCTGCCCTTCAGGACGGTATTGCAGAGAAGGCGGTGCAACTTGTTCCGCGTCTGTGGGGAAATGAGCCGGGTGTGCTGGCTGGCCGTCTTTGCAGTCGTGCCGTGACTATCGCAGACAGTCCCGCCCGTGTGAAAACCGGGGCGCTGCTGAATCTGGGCAGTGATGAAATGCCGGTTGATGGTACCGGGGCGGTACTGGAGCTGGCCACGCTTCAGGCACTGGAAGCGCAGCGTTTTAGTGTGCCGATGTGGTACCCGGATTATGACGGCTTTTACTGGGCTGACGGGCGAACGCTGGATGTGGAAGGCGGCGATTATCAGTCGATTGAAACCCTGCGTGTTGCCGATAAAGCGGCGCGTCGTGTACGTCTGCTGGCGATCAGCAAAATCGCGGATCGTTCACTGAACAGCACCCCGGGCAGCATTGCTGCGCACCAGACGCTGTTTGCACGTCCACTGCGTGAAATGTCCACGGCAGCCAGTATCAATGGCGTGTCATTTCCAGGGGAAGTGAAGCCGCCGCAGGAGGGTGATGTGACCATTGTCTGGAAGAACAAAAAGACGGTGGATATTTATCTGGTGGTACGCACCTGGGAAGTCCCGCTGCAAATCACCATCAGTCTGTTACTGGATGCCAGTCTGGAGGCCGCTGCATGAGTAAACGTATTTCGGGTATGTCGTTTGATACCTATCTCGATGGTGATCTGATCCACATCGAGAAAATCACACTCGATATCACGGATAACAGCGCCGCAGCCCAGACCCGTGGTGTGCCGGATGGCCATGTTGATGGTGATGTGGCCGCAGAGGGAGAAATTGAAGTCAGTTCCAAAGTGCTGGGCGTACTGACGGCCAAAGCCCGCGCCGCAGGTTCGTGGCGTGGTATTCCGCCGCTGGATTTTCTTTTCTATGCCAAAGCGGGCAGCGAAGAAATGAAAGTGGAATCGTTCGGCAACAAACTCCAGCTAAGTAATCTGCTGGATATCGATCCCAAGGGCGGCGGTGTGGCGACGCACAAAATCAAATATTTTGTGACCAGTCCCAAGTTCGTGAACATCAACGGTGTGCCGTATCTGGAAGCGGAAGCCACGGAAAACCTGATCGGATAAGGAAGCCGGAATGCAGGAACATGAAAAGAGCCTTTATTCACTGTTGATTATGGGAGCGCTCATTGCTGTTGCGAAGGTGCTGGCCAGTGATGATCCCATTACACCGCGCCTGTTTATCAGCCGTGTGATTTTGGGCAGTTTTGTTTCAGTCATCGCTGGCGCGGTGCTGATTCAAATCCCGGAGGCCAGCCCGCTGGCTATTCAGGGACTCGGTGCAGCGCTGGGTATTGCAGGTTATCAGGCTGTTGAAATGTGGCTGCGCAGACGTGCAGCGGGAAAGAAAAACGGGAGTGTGACAAATGACCCTGAGTGAAAAGCAGCAGCTGTTTACCGTCATGGTGGCCAACCTGATCCACTGGGCGGAAGAACGCGGCTACCGACTGACGTTTGGTGAAGCGTACCGTACCCCGGAACAGGCGGCGCTGAACGCGAAGAAGGGCAGCGGCATTTCTAACAGTCTGCACACCCAGCGTCTGGCCGTGGATTTAATCTGTTTGTGAATGGCCAGTATCAGACCCGTACGGAGGACTATCTGCCGCTGGGTGAATACTGGGAGTCGCTGGGCGGGAGCTGGGGCGGGCGTTTCAAATCCAGACCGGATGGTAATCATTTCAGCCTGGAACATAACGGGGTGCGCTGATGAGTCACGCGCAGTGGCTGGTTGTGGTGGTGCTGGCGTTTGTCTGGGGCTGGCTGACAGCTGACTGGCGGCGCGACAGCCTGGAGCTGGCAATCAACACGGCGGCGCAGGTGGCGGGTAATGAATCGCGTAAGGAGATGCAGGGCATTGCCAGTGATTCCGCCAGGGCGCTGGAAGATAAACTGGAGGCGCTAAGAAATGCGCAACCGCGAGAAATCCGCACGGAAGTGCTTAAGCCGGTTTTTACTAACAGGTGCCTGTCTGATGAGTTTGTCAGCATGTACAACAGCGCCGTCGCCGGTACCGAACGTGCGTTATCAGGAAAACCTGAAAACACGATGCGCCACGCAGCTGCCGCGCCTGAACGGGGCAACAGGTAAAGACGCAGCGGAACTGCTGACTGCTTACCTTGAAATATATGGCCAGTGTGCGGCGCGTCATAATCAGTTAGTCGATGAAATTAATTTAAGAGAGCGTGTTATTTATGGAACAAATTAAACTGAGTGTTTGTGGTGCGGATATTATTTTTGAACCTAATCAGACTGCTTACAATAAACTGATTAATGAAATGGCAATGGATAATAAAGTTGCACCTGCAAATAATTATCTGATGCGTATTGTTACCCCGGAAACGAAAGAAGCACTGATTGACGTATTAAAACGTCCGGGCGCTGCGTTGCAACTGGTCAGTAAGGTTAATGATATTTACGCGCCGGAACTGGAGATTGAAGTAAAAAACTGACAAAGCGAGTCCATGATATTGAACGAAATGGACTCGAACAGTATTTAATTCTTCGCCGTCATTATTTACCGCATGGTCAGGATTCCGTTGACGATATTGCCGCCGCTATATGGCTGGATAACCGTCACTGGGAATATACGGGAATAGCCGTGGCTAATGGCGTGGCTAAAGCATTTAAAGGCACTGAATGAAACAGTTAGATTTTACATTAAGCCTGATTGATAAATTGTCCCGCCCGTTAAAACAGGCGCAGGGCAACGTAACGGGCTTTGCTGAAAAATCAAAAGAAGCCTTTATGCAGATTGGCGGCGGCGTTCTGGCGCTGGCGGGTACAGGGATGGCCATTAAAGGTGCGCTGATGCCCGCCATTGAAATGTATGACGCGCTGAATGATGCGGCTGCAAAAGGGATCGATGATTCTGCTCTTAAGGCCGTTCAGCGTGATGCGCTGCGCTTCAGTACAACCTACGGTGCCAGCGCGGTGGAGTTCGTCCAGTCCACGGAAAGTATAAACGCCTCCATTGCCGGGCTGACCGGGAATGAGCTGCCGAAAGTGACGAAAGTCGCTAATACCCTGGCGTTTGCGCTCAAATCCACCGCAGCGGAAACCGCTGAGTTTATGGGGCAGATGTTCGGTAACTTCTCCGCCGATGCCAACCGGCTGGGAAAGGTTGAGTTTGCTGAACAGCTGGCCGGAAAAATGGTGTACATGCGCAAAACCTTTGGCACGGAAATGGCCGCTATCAAGGATTTGATGGAAGGGGCGCGCGGCGTGGGTACCAACTACGGCGTGGGACTGGATGAACAGCTGGCCGTGCTGGGACAGCTTCAGCGGACACTGGGCACGGAAGCCAGCAGCGCTTATGAAGGCTTTATGACCGGAGCCATTGAGGGCGGTAAAAAGCTGGGGCTGTCCTTCACGGATTCCACCGGCAAAATGCTGTCCATGCCTGAAATGCTGATCAAGTTACAGGGCAAGTATGGCAAAAGCCTGGAAGGGAACCTGAAAGCCCAGGCTGAACTGGATGCGGCATTTGGTGACAGTTCGGCGGTGGTAAAACACCTGTACGGTAATGTGGCGCTGCTTCAGCGCAATATCACAGAACTGGGCGGTGCGGATGGTCTGAAGCGTACCCAGGAAATGGCGCAGAAAATGGTGAAGCCGTGGGATCGCTTTGTCGCAATCCTGAAGGCTATCCAGACCGTGATTGGCCTGACGCTGATCCCGGTGTTATATCCGGTACTGAATCGCCTGGCTGATATGGGGCAGACCTTTGCCCGCTGGATGCAACTGTTTCCCAACATTGCGCGTGTTGTCGGGTATGCGGCAATAGCCTTGCTCAGCTTTGCGGCTGTGGGCGCAGTCGCCAACATCGTGATGGGTGTCTCCAGATTCATCATGATGGGGTTGCGCGGGATCTGGGTAGCGCTGACGGCCGTCACGAAAATCTACACCGCCACTGTCTGGCTGGGGAACATTGCCGTGGTTGCCTGGAACGCCACGCTGAAATTTCTGCGCGGTACGTTGCTGGCGGTTCGTATGGCGGCAATGATGGCCGGGATAGGTATCAATCTGATGAGCTGGCCGATCCTGCTTGTGATTGGTGCCGTTGCCTTACTTGCTGCCGGTTGCTGGCTGCTGATTAAACACTGGGACACGGTAAAGAACGCGGTCATGGATACCGCTGCATTTCAGGAATGCGCCAGGGTAGTGGCATGGCTTGCCGGGGTGTTTGCTTCAGCTTGGCAGTTTATCAGCGAAGGCTGGAACAGTTTTATTTCCATGCTGACCGGGTTTTCTCCTTCTCAGGCATTAAGCAGGCTGGCCACGGGCATTGTGTCATTGTTTGATAATGTCTGGCTGTCGGTTAAAAACGGCTTTCTGAAATCATGGAACTGGATTGTAAGTAAATTAAATAATATTCCGGGTGTTGATATTGAACTGGCGGGCGCTGCTTCAGCAGGTATCGCTAAAAATGAAACAGCGGTGTATCCGGTACCAGAGTTAAAACAATCCGCGAAAGCTGAAGGCGCACTTCCTGCGGTGACGCAAAATAGTTTCACCCCAGACAGGCTTTTAACCGGAGGTGAATTAAAAGGTATTGAGAAGGGCGGAATTACCAAAACGATTAACAGTAATGCTAAGTCCGTGACCGACAATAGCCGGAAAATTGACACGGTAAACATTTATCCGAAAGAAATTATTACACCCGGTCAGTTAATGGAATTTCAGGAGCTGGGCGCATGAGTGAGAACCTTTATATTGATTTGCTTATTCAGGGCGGTGATTTTGTTCTGAATACCGGATATGAACCTGAACTGTGTAATAACCGTAAAAGTATCGGACAGGACATTATTCATTCCATTATTGAAAGCGGGCTGGCAACGGAACTGATTGCCGAACGCAGCCCAACAATGCGGGCGGATATTTTTACCCGTATGGAATTACTGATTGAAGATGATGAACGGATTATTCCGGGAACAGTGGAAATCAGTGAGGAAAGCCAGAAACGATTATGGATAACGGCCAGCACCTATGATTTTGGCGGCATTTCTGCGCAGGTGGATTTATGACAGAAAAACCGCAGGTTGATTTTGAGGAAGTGGTGAAGGCCAGCGGGATGCCAGTGACGGAATCTGAGGTACGGGATCGCTTTAATGCGATTGCGGCTGATGAGGGCATGATCACCAACACATCCCGCATGTCACCGTTCTGGCGGTTAATTACGGCCATTGTGACTGCGCCAGTGATGTGGCTGAAAGAGGTTCTGGTGTCCACGGTGCTGGCCAATATGTTTGTGGCCACGGCCAGCGGGAGCATGTTGCGTCTGCTGGCCTGGGCGGTGAACGTGACGGCGAAACCCGCCAGCGCTGCGCAGGGTGTGATCCGCTTCTTTAAGGAGGATGCCAAAGCTGTTGTGACGGTGAAGGCCGGGACGGTTATCCAGACTGAACGCATTAACGGCAGGGTGTACGAACTGGCGACCACAGCCGATGTGGTGATCCCTTCTGGCACGGCCAGCGCATTGCTGCCGGTGAAAGCTACCGGAACCGGGGGAGCCTATAACCTTGCGCCAGGGTATTACCGCATTTTGCCTGTGGCCGTGGATGGTATCAGCCATGTGGCCAGCGAAGAAAACTGGCTGGCTGTGCCGGGTGCCGATGAAGAAAGTGATGATGAACTGCGTGAACGCTGCCGCAACCAGTTCAACCTTGTGGGCAATTACCACACGGATGCGGTTTACCGTTCAATGATTGCCGGTGTTGCCGGGCTGAGTATTGACCGGATTTTCTTTGAGCATGAAGCGCCGAGGGGACCGGGTACCGCAAACGCCTATTTATTGCTGGACAGCGGGGTGGCTTCCGCGCCGTTTGTGAATGCGGTGAATGATTACATCAACACGCAGGGACACCACGGCCACGGCGACGATATGCAGTGTTACGCCATGCCGGAAACCCGTCACGATCTGGTCGCGACGGTGTATGTCAGAAATCTGGCCAACCTGACAGACGATGAACGGAACAGCCTGAAGGCCGGGATTGAAAACATGATCCGCTGTGCTTTTCGTGAAAACGCTGATTTTGACGTCAGAAAGACGTGGCCATATTCGCGGTTCTCGTTTTCTCAGTTGGGACGGGAGATCCACAAAACCTTTGCGCTGGCGGATTCGCTGTCCTTTTCACTGGGTGACATTACCAGTGAGCTGAATGTGCCGCGCCTGAAGTCACTGGTGGTGAGTCTTGAGAATGAATGAGTTCATGAAAAAGCTGGCCGGGATGGTGCTTCCATCCTGGATGAATCAGGGGGAGCCGAACAAGCTGCTGAAAACAGCCCGGCGATTCTGGGCAGAGGTTTACGGCTGGATAACCTGGCCACTGAACCAGTTTGATCCGCTGACCTGTACACCGGCATTACTTAACCTGCTGGCGTATGACCGGGACATAACTCGCTTTGATGGTGAGCCATTGAGTCTGTTCCGCAAACGGGTGGCGTTTGCCTTCGTGAATGCGCGTGATGCCGGTTCCGTTGAGGGATTTATCAACATCTTTGAACGGCTGGGAATTGGATATGTGGAGCTGCGGGAGCGTCAGCCGGGTATTGACTGGGATGTGATCCTGGTACGTGTGACAGACAGCCAGATAGCGGACAACACACAGCTGCTTATCCAGATAATCCGGCAGTACGGGCGAACATGCCGCCGTTATCAGTTTGAGGTGATCACATCGGAAAAAATGGCTATCAGAGCCGGATGGGATCAGGGGGAATACGTGGTTTATCCGGCTTCGTTAGCAGGGACGGAAACCCGAAGCGCGACATTCAGCGCAGATTTGTAAGGAGTTTTTTATGTCACAGACAGCTATCACGCTGGCATTTGAGCACTGGAAAGCGCAGCAGGGTGCGACCGGCGAGCCGGTGTTACTGGATGAATTTGTGTTTGCGAATGTGCCGGGGCTGAACCCGGATATTCCCGTTGACCGGAATGAAGCACTGCCGCCTGTGGAGCAGATTGTGCACCGGCAGCCTGTTACCCGCACTGGCGTGGTGAATGAAAATGGCGTGGTGTATTCCGCCGTTCTGGGCGCTGACGTGGGCGATTTCAGTTTCAACTGGATCGGACTGCTGAATAAGGCCAGCGGCACCCTGCTATGATTGTTCATGCGCCCTTACAGCAAAAGCTGAAAACAGCGGAAGGGCAGCAGGGGAATGTGCTTACCCGTTCGTTTCTGATGGAGTACAACGGCGCACAGACTGAAACCGGGATTACTACACCGGCTGAAACCTGGCAGATTGACTTCACGGCGCGTATGGCCGGAATGGATGAACGTCAGCGCCTGGAAAATACGGATATTTACGGGGCTGCGGCATTCTTTGGCGATGGCTGGCTGGTCGGTAAAACGGGTAATCAGTTTTTTGTCACCAAAGGAACCGGCTATGTGGCGGGGCTACGTACGTCGCTGGCTGCAAATCAGAATATCACCGTGACAACAAAGCCGGTCAAAGTCTGGCTGGATGTGTGCTGGACGGGATCGCTGACCAGTGTCTGGAACGCGCAGTGCAAAATCACCGTGGCGGAAAACCTGGCAGATTACGTGCAGAACGGCGTTCAGCATTATGTGTTTGCCGTGGCCAGCATTGATGTGAATGGCAATATCACGGATTTACGGCCCAAAGGGACGCTGAACGAACAACAGGCCAGTGATGCGCTGAAAAAGCATGAGCAGTCCCGAAATCACCCGGATGCTTCAACCAGCGAGAGGGGGTTCACCCAGTTAAGTAGCGCGACAGACAGCGCCAGTGAAGAACAGGCTGCTACACCGAAAGCAGTAAAAATCGCGATGGATAACGCCAATGCGCGTCTTGCTAAAGGCCAGAACGGCGCGGATATTCCAAATAAAGATAGTTTCGTTCGTAATATCGGTGCTGCGAGGGCTTTCAGTGGAGGAATAAGCATTGGTGGAGGCGGCAACTGGACGACTGCGGAGTTTATTGTCTGGCTTGAAAATCAGGGGGCATTTAATCATCCATACTGGATGTGCAAAGGTTCATGGTCTTACAGTGATAACCGAACTATCACGGATACAGGATGCGGAAATATCCAGTTGGCTGGGGCTGTAGTCGAGGTGATGGGCGACCGTGTCGCGATGACCATTCGTGTTACTACAGCCTCGACGGGGGGAGGAACACTCAGCGCTCAGTTTACTTACATCAATCATGGTGATGACTATTCACCAGGCTGGCGCAGAGATTTGAAACGCTCAGGCGACACAATGCTCGGTGAACTGAAAATCCATGGAGCTAATGCCCTGAGGATATTTGATGAACAACGAGGTCTGATTTTCCGGCGTTCGGAAGAGAGCCTGCATCTTATCCCCACGCTGGAAAATCAGGGGGAGAATGGCGATATCGGCCCACTGCGCCCACTCAGTATTAATCTGAGAACGGGTGAGGTTATGATGGAACATAAATTACTCGCCAGCGGTGGTGCTCAGATTAGCAGCTCACTGGGTATTGGGGTTGATAATGTCCTGGGCGAGAATTCAATTGTTTTGGGTGACGCTGATACCGGTTTAAAACAGAACGGCGACGGTGTACTTGATAGTTATTCCAATGGTCGTCAGGTGATGAGAATTGTTCCTGATGCCGTGCAGGTATTTGGTTGGACTGGCAGTTGGATAGACTTGCGCAGGCAGCCTTGTTTTACCAACGTTACACCTGTGGACAATGACGGCGCGTCGGCAATTGTCAGACAGGAACATCATGACAGACACTTCATAATTGGCGGGCTGGGTAATAATCAGTTCGGCATTTACATGATTAATAAGTCCCGCACAGCAAATGGAAGTGATGGGCAGGCCTTCATGAATACTGACGCGGATTGGGTATGCGGCAATCGGGTTTTGCCAGGCAACTACGAAAACTTTGATGCTCGTTATCAGCCAAAAGATAATTACGCAACTCAAGCGTGGGTATCACAAAACTTTGTCCAAAATATCCGACAATCAGGCGTGGCCTATATTGACGCAGAGAAAAACTCAGGTCAGCGCCTGGTGCCAGCCGGAGGTGTGCTAATTGGCTCTCAGGTCAATGGAGAATGGGACAACAACGAGGGGTTTTATTACACCTGGATTCAGCAAAATATCAACGGTAACTGGCTCACAATTGGACGGGTATAAATAATGAAGTTTTTTAAAAGATTTACTCGCTATCATCCTGTGGAAGGTGAACGGGCTGAATTAGCAGAAAAGCACAACGTAATGTTTTTGCGGTCAGAAGATGGAACAGACTGGTATGAAGCACAGAAGAAATTTGCCACAGATACAATGAAACTTGTCATTGATGACGAGGGAATTATACGCTCTTTTTCTCGTGACATAACGACGCTTTGGCCAGTCGACAAAAGTGTTGCAGAGGTGGAGTACACCACGTCATTCGATGACGTTTGGATCGATGGCGGCTGGCAGTATCGGGACGGGAAAGTATCTCCTCGTGTTTATACGCAGGCAGAGTTAGTAGAGCAGGCCGAAAGAAAAAAATCCGGCCTGCTGTCAGAGGCTATGGCTACAATTGCTCCGCTTGAACGGGCGGTGAAGCTGGATATTGCTACCAGTGACGAAATCACCTTGCTTGAAGTCTGGGAGCGCTATAGCGTCATGGTGAATCGTGTAGATACTTCAAAACCTGAATGGCCTACGCCACCGGGTACCAGCAAGCCACTGGAAATTGTCTGGCCGGAGGTGCCTGACAATGTGGCGTGAAGCACGCCTGGCCTTCACTGACTCGCTGGCTGCGCTGAATTGTTCGGTTGTTCCTGCGCATCCGTGGATTAATGGTCTGGGGCAGCAGACGGATAACGGGGCATACCTCAGCCCGGTGAATGCCGTCCGCTATCTTGCTGAAAGGCTGGCCGGAACGGGCGGGCATGCCGATGTGATGATTATGATGGTGACAGGCCAGACGCATGAGAATTTTATGACCCACCTCAACGGTCTGGTGGATGTTTTCCCTGCACCGGCATTCACTCAGGTAAAACGCCTGGCGCAATCCGCTGCGGCGCTGGCCATCGAAAAAATGCAGATCCCCGCTAAAGCCGGGGCGGGGTTGCCGGTGGCTATTCCGCTGTCTGTGCCAACCAGCAGGGCGGCATTGTCTGCGGCGGCTGTCAGCCAGGCACAAAAAGCGGTCAGTGCGGGATTCAGCCTGGACGGATTAAAGCAGCAACTGGGTGAGTTCGCGCAGCTGCGCGACAGCCTGATCAGTGATGTGGCCAGCGGGCTGAATGATTTGCAGGGGAAAAGTGCCAGAGCATGGGTGTTTACAAGCACCGGCGATACGGCCACCACGCTGCTGGAACTGGTAAAGGATATCCCGCAACCGTCTGCCGTCTATACCGCGGCGGTGATGCTGGTCGGTGACAATCTGGATGGAATAAAGGGAATGATTCATGACTTCGATCCCAACACTGGCGCTTAATGGCGAGGCTATCCAGCTGAAAAACATGCGCGTGACCGTATCGCAGCAGTTTCAGGATAAAGACCAGTCCGGCCAGACAAGCGCCACAACCAAATCAGAACAGGGGGCAAAAGGGAAAGAGCTGCGTATCAGTGGCGAAATTCCTTTTAAAAGCCCGGAGATCCTGAAGCGTATTTTTGAGCTGGCCAGCGCCACGGATGCCGGAGGAAATCGCCAGAAATACCGCGTGGCACATGAAGTGGCCAGAGCCGTGAATTTTCGCGAGGCGACATTTAGCGGGATGCTTGATGCCCCGCAGCAGGACGGGAAAATGGCCTGGCTGGTCACGTTCACCCTGGCAGAACATATCAGCGTGCAGGAAAAGCGGGAAGCCAGGGCAACAGGTAAAACGTCTGCCAAAAAACAGACGGCCGGTAATGCGGGACAATCTGGCGGTCAGAGTGCCGGGGAAGATGAAGAAAAACTGACGTGGTTTGAAAAACGGGTGCTGAAACCCGTCAATGATGCTTTGAGTTAATGATGAAACCAGTTAAACGCCTGTACCTTTCAACGGATGAAGTTCACCTGGCTGATGCCAGCCTGGTACTGGAGCTGAACAGCTGCGGCCGGGGATTTATCACTGCACAGACAGCCACGGATTACACCGGGAAACTGGTGCGGCTGGATGTGGGATACTCCGATCTCCTTTTGCGCTGGTTTACCGGCTACGTGGAACGCGCACAACCCGCAGAAAACGGTTTTCAACGTCTGTTTGTGCGCGAGCTGGTCGGCGTATTTGAAAGGATGTGGCCATGTTCATTTCAGCATCCCACTTTGCGCAAGGTAGCCAGCTGGCTGGAGGAAAACAGCGGAATAGCTGTCAGTGTGCCGGATGCTCCTTACAGCGATAAATCGATCCCCCATTTCACCCATAACGGCACGGGTTATCAGCTACTGAATAATCTGGGCAGGGCGTTCAGTATCCCGGATTACATCTGGTACCAGCTGCCGGATGGTTCCCTGTATGTGGGCGGCGCGGAAAAAGCGATGTTTGCCGGTCGTCCGATCGATATCCCGGCAGAGTTCAGCCTGGGGGCGGCGGGCGGTAATTCCATGACGTTGCCAGTGATCCAGAGTCTGCGGCCGGGTGTCGAGCTGAACGGGGAGCGCGTGACCAAAGTTCATCTGACCAATGACACAATGGCCGTCACCTGGACACCCAGAAACCGCGCAACAGGTCAGCCATTACAGAAAACACCGGCACAGCGCCAGATTGAAAGCCATTACCCGGAACTGGCTTCCGGGCTGCATCTGCCAAAACTGGCCAGAGTGGTGGCACCCAGCGAGGCCGTGAAAAGTGGTAATTTTTCCGATCCGTTCCGGCCGCGCTATGCCGTTGATGTGCAGCTGCTTGATGCAGACGGTAACCCGGATAACCAGACGCCGGTATATTCTGCGGTGCCGCTGCCGGTACCTATGGCCGGTAATGATTCGGGTATGTTCCAGTTCCCGCCAGAAGGGACGCTGGTTGAAGTTGCGTTTACCGGTGGACGCCCGGATAAACCGTTTATCAGGCAGACACTGCCGGATGGTACCAGTCTGCCGGATGTTAAACCCGGCGAGCAGCTGCAACAGCAGCGGGCGGAAGTGTCGCAACGTGTTACCCAGGCTGGCGACTGGGTGAGGCAGACCGATCAGACCATCAGCGAAACATCGATGGCGCGGACGGTCAAAGCCGATACGGAACAGCGCGAGCTGGTCAGCCGTGAAACAACGGTTAAAGCCACGGATAAGACCACGGTTCTGGGTACCGCCACCCTGATGGCCGGAGCAATCCAGCAGGTCAGTGCCGGCGATTTTAGCCAGGCGGTGAAGGGCAACAGGCTGGCCAGTATTGGGGGGAATGACGAAGCCGATATTACCGGCAAACAATCCACGAAAGTGGCCGGTGCCGTGGATGTTGATGTGGGGGGAACCTTGACTGAAAAGATTGCCGCATTACGTAAATCTGTGGCGGCGGGCGGTCAGCAGATCATGGGACCAACCGTCCATATTGGCAGTGAGAGCGTCAACACGCTGGCCATGATGCTGGACACCATTGATTTACTGGCAGAGCTGGCGCAGCAATGTGCGAGCCATTCACACCCCAGCGTTGGTACGCCAACCAATGCCGGAGCATTTACCCAGACGGCAGAGAAGGCAGGACAGACCCGGAGTAAGTACCAGAAAATAATCGCCTGATCATCCCATCAGCCCGCGCACAATGCGGGCTTTTTATATCTGCTAGCAAGGTGAAGTGGAACTTATAGTGTAACAAATATATTTGAATTGAGTGAATTTTGAACACTTCAACATAGCGCTTTGGTTAATGGTAAAATACAAATTTGATAAAAAAAGGAAAACACTATGGCAACTCGTTCCCTCAATCCCTTCCATGACGTTGCAGATAAAACCAAGCGTGATGCTATTGTCAAAATATTGACTTTACTCAGTGAAAAAGAACAGCCTGAAAGTGCTCTTATTAAACATTCTGGTGTTGGTAGTAACGCAATGTATTTACTGGGAGAAATGCGTATGTTTGGGTTGATTCAACCCAGCGTAAGGGATGGTTTTATTGCACTCCAGGATAGAGGCACATACGCACTTAACGAAATGAAATAAGTCTCCTTAATACCCGCCTAGTGCGGGTTTTTTTATACCTGCATTCACACGCAACCAGACGCATTATAAGCACTTCTTTTCTCTGACCACTACCGCGTAACACCACAAAAGGATCTGTGCTGTCACGTTACGCTGACGGCGCTACACGCTGACAAAATAAATCTTTCGCAGACAAAAACGGCACTACACCGCACCCGCCTGCGGTTTATGGATCGATAAAATTTTTCAGTTTTCTTTTTCTTCAAACCATCAACCCGGACAGCGCCATTACTGGGGGATTAGCGGATTACGTGAACTGAAAAGATTGAAAAGAATTTCAGTTTTTTTCAGTGGGAAAGATCCAAAAAGGATCTCTTTTTGGTGGTAATTAATTGATAAATATATGAAAAATTAATTTTTGTTGAGATTATAAAATCAAATGCGCCGGGTATCGCAGATAACAGAAAGCCCGCTAACCTACGAGTTATGCGGGCTACATCTATATTTACTGTGATTTCATAACTGAAAATTATCAGCTATGGCATCAACTGTAAGTGTTGTGCTAGCGTTTCTTAGGCGGCGGGGCAACTTGCTGTGTTTGCTGCGTTTGCCTTGGTGGTTGATAACCATTATTTTGCTGGTTTGGTCTGCTAGATGGTTGATAACCTTCAATTAAAGGTTGCCAGCCATCGTGAATAGTTCTTGGGGTATTAGCCGGTTTTTCTTCAGCCATTTTCTTCCTCGCTATTGTTAGGTTCGAGCGTGTTTACCTTAATAAATTCAACACTTTCTATTTCATTAGTCAATATTATTATCCCTAACGTATCAGTTAGTTCGTGATCAAAATCACCATCATCATCGAGTGCCCAGTGCTTTTCTAGATAGATTTGTTCAGGTTCAGGGCTGTTGGATGCGAATGATTCACTACCATAATAACCCCCATATTTTTTACCATTCTTTAGTGTTACCAGAACCCAGCAACATTGCCTTGTTGAAAAAAAGTAGTCCCATGAACGCCCGATAGGGTGGGGAAGAACTCGTTTGACTTTCTCACAGCTGCGAATCTTCAACAATATAATAGGTAGTAATACAGGAATAATTATTAATACAAATAAATAAAATAAATAATATAAAACAGGGTGACTGATAAATATGTTGTTTATTTCAATGAGATATATTGGTATTAATAAGAGGGAGAAATTTATGCAGCTATAAGAAACCACATCGATCAGTACTTTGGATGTGTCTGAGTCAGCAGATGGATGAAAAAGCCTGTATACCCTCATGCTAATAAAACCGGGCATGATGAAAAGTACAAATAGAAATAGCTTTCCCTTCTCCAGAATATCCATTATTTAATCCTTTAGAGATAGATAAGCCGGATATATTATGATCCGGCTATCAGAATTAGAAATCTTCAATGTCGAATGACTTTATATCACCGGGAATAGAGTGGGGCCTCTTACCAACTAGGCTCTCGACGGTGCTGAATAGAGCATCTTCTGCGCCACCTCTTTCACGATGCGAATCTTCTTTTATATAAAGATGCTCTTGTTGCATGCGTAGAATCGTTCTTTCAATTAATTCATACAAATCGCATCCCGAATGATTTAGTTCCGTTAGTAATGCTTTTAGGGCAAGTTCAGTTTGGTGCTTGGTAGCCATTTACAAATGTCCTTAAGTCGAAAACCAGCCTTGTAGCGGAATTACTACAGTTTTCCTTCTGAAATCTTGAAGTCTACGACTTCTTTTGTTTTCAGATCCAGTGTACAGGCATATGTCATGTTCACTTTAGCATTGAAGCCGTTAGTGAATTTGACCTTATCGCCGATGAAAGTGAACTGGTTATTCTTGCTATCAATTCGGCCATGAGAAAACATTGGGTCTAACAATCCATCAGTCCATTCAAATTCATACTTCGCGGAACGCTCAACTAATGGCTTGCATTTCGTCACAGCATCTACCAGGTTCTTATCAAAGTTGCACTGAGTGTCAGTGTTAGAGCATACCTTCGTGGCCTCAGCTGCTTTATCGTCATCGCTATTGCCAACGAAGTACATGACTATCCCGACAATAATAATCAGTATCAGACAGCCGCTAAGTTTCTGTTTTGCACCAAAGCCCGGATCTTTAACACCACAGTGTGGGCATGTTTTCGCAGATGTCGAAACTTCTTTTTTGCATTCTTTGCATTTTGTGAGTGCCATAAACATTTCCTTTTAAATTTATGCGCCTGAATCATAACCAGCCATGAGCAAAATGTAAAAAATAGGCATGTTGTTGGCTTAAGATGCGGACGGGGAGGAGAGGGGGCTTGTGACATGAGGGGACAAAAAGGGGACACCGACTCTACAAAACAAAAAAGCCATCTTATTAAAGATGGCTTAATTATATGATTTTAAAGCTAAAATTTGGTGGCCCCTGCTGGACTTGAACCAGCGACCAAGCGATTATGAGTCATAAAATCAGCATGTTTCTATTTGTTCGCCATTGCCTCTATTTGTATTTTTAATTGTTAATAATCAACTAGTTACAAAATAATTTTTGTTTCTGATTGGTTCTCTTATTTCCTCATTGTACTATCCTTACCTGACCCATTACCTGACCCATTACCTGACCCATTACCTGACCCAAAATGGGCATTGGGTCCGGTAACGCTTATCCTCAGAAAGGTAACCTCATGGCCGCTAATCTTACCGAGACTGCTATACGCGGATTGAAGACAAAAAGCACGTCGTACTACGTGTGGAGCAACAGCGCTCAGCGCGGTACCGGCAGGCTTGGCGTCAAAGTTCAGCCTTCAGGTAGCAAGGTTTTTTATTTCCGTTACTACGTTGAGAAAGGGAAGAAAGAGAAATTCATCCAGTTGGGCATCTGGCCTGAGATGAAACTGGTGACGGCCAATGATCTGGCGAAAAAGTATGGTGCCTGGCTTGTTGAAGGAAAAGATCCCCAGCAAGAGCTTGAACAACAGCGCCTGGCCGAACAGCACATCATGCAGCTACATCGTTCGCAGGGATCGTTTGAAGAACTGGTGCATGGCTATGTTAACAAGATGAAACTCGACAACAAGCGTACCTGGGCCGATGTGCTGAAGCGTCTTGAAAAGAGTGTTATTCGGTCATTCCTCGCGAAACCAAAGCGAAAGATGTCACGCCGTTACAGATCAAAACAATCTTGTCTGGCATTATCCAGCGTGATGCTGTGGTCCATGCAAACCGGATTCGTTCCTACCTGATGGCGGCATTTAACTACGGTCTGAAAGCCGATAACGATCCGATGAATACCAGTGTGGGTATCACGTTCGGTCTTGAAGTTAACCCGGTCTCGGCTATACCGAAGCAGTCTTCGGCGGAAAAAGTGGGTGATACATGGTTAACGTTGGAAGAGCTTCGTTTTGTCATGGAGCGGTTTGCAGAGTCCACCAACGTAGGACCGTTGATGCAGCATCTTATCCGCTTCTGTGTTTATGCTGGTGGGCAGCGACCGTTTGAAATGATTGCCAGCCAGTGGAGCGCGATTGACTGGCAGCAAAAGACGTTACTGGTCATAGCCGATGTATCGAAAAACAAGCGCGAACACCTGATCCCGCTGACTGAATCGGCGCTACAGGAATTAGCCTCAGTGAAAGAACTGACTAAGGAAAGTAACAGTCCCTATATTTTCCCGCTATCAACTAACGGTGAGCGTCCGGTACGTACTGATAGCCTGGCGCGTTCCATCATGTATTTTCGTGCCTTTAATCCTGAGTTTAAAGTTTTCACCGCACGAGATTTACGCCGCACCTGTAAAACGCTGATGGGGGAGGCGGGGATCAGCAAAGAGATCCGGGACCGTATTCAGAACCATGCTCTGAATGACGTCAGCTCAAAACATTATGACCGTTATGATTACCTGCCTGAAAAGCGTAGGGCGCTTGAGATCTGGGAAGACCGGGTTAACAACTATCAGCGGCAGCAGGAAAACAACGTTGTGAACCTGTTTGGGCGGAGGTAAGGGGTTGTCAAAATATGAGCTTAATTCAGCGGAAGAGCGTTATCAGCCAGGCTCTAACGACCTGGTGCTTGCCAATAAATTGGGGATAGTTGATGAGCAGGAAATGGAGGCGCTGGAGTCTGGCTTGTTGTTGATGCTTTATGAGCAGTTATTTATCGAAGGCCAGCCGCCTGCTGAGCTGGCTTTTGAACATATCAGCGGCTGGCATCGTCAATGGCTGGGGAATGTGTACGACTGGGCAGGGAGGCTACGTAACGCTAACCTGACTAAGGATGGTTTTCAGTTTGCGGCTGCCGACAGGATTCCGCTGCTGCTTGATGGCTTCGAGAAGCAGTTTCTTTCTCGGTCTGGTGAACTCAAATCCCTGGCTCGTCTGGAGCTGGTAAGTTATCTGGCCGTATGCCATGTGGAGTTTATTTTGATCCACCCCTTCAGAGAAGGTAACGGGCGTCTGTCGCGGCTACTTTGCGATGTGCTGTCGGTTCTGGCAGGGAAGGGCTTACTTGATTACAGCCTGTGGGATGAGCACAAGGCGTTTTACTTCAAGGCAATACAGGCAGGCGTGTCAGGGAACTACAGCCCCATGATACAACTGGTGAACGATATCTTGCCAGACTAGCGGGCGAGGCCAACGGCTTTCGCCTGTGCCTGATTTTGTTTCAGTTGCTGCTCAATTTTTTGCACAGAAACACCGGTTTCGATCGCGGTTGAGCTGGCAACGGCACGATAGATTTGGGCTTTTGTTACAGGTGTTTTCTTCATGATGCTGTGTTCTCTTAAGTTAATCCGGAAATTTTAGAGGGTAACGGGGCTGCTTGCAAGGCATAGACTGAATGCCACTTTTCAGTTATATAAATCAATATATAAAGCACATATAGCGCAAGCAGCGAAGCGCCACACAGGACGACAAGTCGAATGACATTAAAGCGGCCCGATTTTTACCCTTTGGCAATGGCATCTGAAAAGTGCCATATCATGTCTGAAAATTTACTGAATGATTGGCTTGATCATAAAGTTCCACTCTACATTCGGTTGGATGCTTTGCCATGCCAGATCGTCAGGTACCTTGGTGGAGGCCAATTTCTTCTTAAAGATTGGGAGAGGAAAATTAAATCAGGCATGGATTATTATCAGCATGAAAAAATGCCAGAGTTTAAAATAAGGCAGTTTTACCCGGAGAAAGATGCAGAAATTGAATCTCGACTTCTGGAAGGTGATTTGGGGATATGTCGTTATACCTACAATGGGCATGCACATGGTTACTGGCGGGTAAAGGCTACGCCAGTGACTCGTTTTGCTGAAGACCATTACGTGCTAACGGATATGGATACTGTCAGAGAAAATAATAATATTGCAGGTGCGATTGTGGTATATGGTAAAGATGATAGGGATTATTTGATATTTCCAAGTGGAGTTTTTCGAGATAAATCAGAACTGTTTTTTGATGCAAATGAATTGTCACCACAAAGTGTAGAAAGCATGCCCGGCGTGAAAAAAGAAAAACAAACCCGCATTTCTAGGCCAGAAAGAATAGCCCTGTATGTCATGCTGAAAGAGCATTATCTTGATGGCAATGGTGAGGTTAATTTTTCAAAAATGGCGGAGATGCTTACTGTGGCATCCAAAAAATATGGATTCAGTGACTCATTCAGTGATGACACTATCGCTAAGTGGATAAAACGTATTGAGAATGAAAATCAATAGACCCTCTCCAGCTGGTAATAAATCGTCATAATGGCGCTTCGTCCACTTTAAAGATGGAAAATCATCAATAAGTGGGCACGCCAGTTGAATCGAGAATTACAGCAACCGCATTAATCCCCGCAATAAGCGCTAACACCTTAATAAGGTGTCCGCTGCTGTCATTCAGTTACCCATCTGCGACATACTGCCCCCACTGAAACAAAGGAGGCAGTATGAGTACAACATTTATCACCCCCACCCCGGAAGAACGCCTGAAAATCCTGCGTGATTACGGCGAGCATGGTGATCGTCTGGTGCGTGAACGGGAACGCCAGCGTATCACGTCCATTTCCCGCTCTACCGCGTGGAAACTGGAACAGGTTGGAAAGTTTCCACAGCGTAAGTCTATCGGCCTGAAATCCTGCGGATGGCTGTTAAGTGACCTGCTTTGTTGGATCAATTATCGTTAA